TGGCCGCGGGGCTTGGCCGCGGGGCTTGGCCGCGGGGCTTGGCCGCGGGGCTTGGCCGCGGGGCTTGGCCGCGGGGCTTGGCCGCGGGGCTTGGCTGCGGGGCTTGGCTGCGGGGCTTGGCTGCGGGGCTTGGCTGCGGGGCTTGGCTGCGGGGCTGGGCTGCGGGGCTTGGCTGCGGGGCTTGGCTGCGGGGCTTGGCTGCGGGGCTTGGCTGCGGGGCTTGGCTGCGGGGCTTGGCTGCGGGGCTTGGCTGCGGGGCTCAGTGGCACGGCCCCTTATAATAATGTAACCCCCCTTTCCCTACGACTTTAAGTTGCAGAGGCGCCCGCCTCTCTGTGGCCCAGGTACATTTTTACTTACTGCACAATCCCCTATTGACCCCGCATCTTCTGTGTGGTATTCTTATTCCTGCACACAGTGATTGGTAACATTAACCTTGGGGGTTTCTTATGTAACAGTTTGCGGGTGATTGGGTGGCGCTGCCCCGCCGTGAATCCGGTGCCACTCTGATTTTTTGTTATTCACGCATGACATAGGAGGATTCAGCGTTATGGTTACTACCATTATTGGCACGGTGAGAGGGGACAAAAGTTAGTTTCCTTCGAAATACCCGTTGTGTTCTGTTCGACGACATGGTATAGTATAGGGGTAGATAGAGCGTGGGGCCTTTAGCAAGTAGCTAGCACCCGGAGTAATTAATCGGGTTCTTAGTCTTTACGGACGAAGTGAGCGAAAAGGCACGGGCAGAACGTGCGGGTTCCACCATACAATTCGCCGCGATGCGGCAACGGAATACGGTGCGGCGGCGAAAGCCGGGTGGTCTAAGCGGTGCAGTGATGCCACGGTGCGACTGCCGCTCTGTAGCCAGAGCAAGAAGTGAACACAGGCCGGTTACCCGGTCCCGCACCGTTTAATGGTGATGACGTAAGGTGTAATGGTTGCATCTCGACGGTCGCTTACGCGATAGCCCAACGGCGTTGGGGCAGGGCCGGTTCGATTCCGGGTCGTCATCATTAATTCCCATTTAAATCCCCCCTTGTCTTTCTTTTTCAAACATGGTATACTATATACCATGGTGCAGATTTCAGCGGAAGACTATAATTGGGTGGACCCGGAGAATTGGGATTTCGGGTCTTGCGACACTGTCCTTCATCCAGAGATGCCAATAGCCCATGATGACCTGGTGGCGGCTATTCGTGCCACGGAGTCTCAGGTGTCCAGCATGATGAGGCTGTTGGGTCGCTCGCGCGCGGCTATCATGCGTGCTATTTCATCCTCGGAGGCCGTGCAGGAGATCTTCGGTGAGTACCGCGAATACGTGGTGGACACGGTAGAAGCGGGTGTCCTGAAGAAGGCCATGGCCGGGGACGGACCCTCGGAGCGATTTGTGTTGACGACCTTGGGAAAGAACAGGGGCTATTCACAGAGGGTGGAGAGCACCGGTCCGAACGGTGGCCCAGTGGAAACTGTACAGAGGTTGGACGCTTCAGGTTTGTCTAGCGACGAGAGGGCGGATTTCAAGCGGTTGCTCCTGGCCGCCAAGGGGATACGAAACGAGGACGACGAAGAGTAACTGACTTTGCCCGTACTAAACCTGGACGGCTTGCAGTACGATGTCGATGAAGCTCTGCTCGAATTGGAACGAATCGAGCTAGAGGAAAGCCTGTATGCTTTCACCGTGGCCGCGTGGCCCCATATCGACAGTGCCCCGTTTGCGCACGGGCCGTTTGCTCTTCAAGCAGTATGTGAACACTTAGAAGCTTGTTCATATGGTTACATCCCCAACTTACTCATTAACATTCCCCCTCGTTGCTCAAAGTCAACGATTGTTGGTGTGATGTTTCCAGCGTGGATCTGGGCGCAACGAGAGAAAACTTTCTTACGGGGGCCGGGGGTACAGTTCCTTTGTTCGGGTTACGCGCTGAACTTGTCCCAGCAGGATTCGGTGAAATGTAGGAACCTGATCAAGTCTGAGTGGTATCAGAAGCGGTGGGGCGACCGGTTCAAGATTGCTGCCGACCAGGACACCAAACTCAGGTTCCAGAACAATAAGAATGGCATACGCAATGCCATTTCAGTGGATAGCGCCACGACCGGTTTGGGCGGCAATTACCTGATTGGCGACGACCTGAACAATGCCCGCGAGGCTAATTCAGAGTCGATTCTCAAGACCGCCATGGATTGGTGGGACCAAGCGTTCTACAACCGCCTTAATTCGTCCCGGCCCGGTCAGGGCTGCAGGATTGTTGTCGCCCAGCGGCTGAACGAAGAAGACATTTCGGGGCACATTCTCGAAAAGCAAGTCGGTTCGTGGACCCACCTTTGCTTGCCGATGCGGTACGAGCCCGACCGTTCGTTTAGCACGGTGTTGGTTCCTTCGTGGGCCACGGACGACGGCGAGGAAATTCAATGGAAGGACCCAAGGACCGAGCCGGGAGAACTGTTGTGGCCCGAGAGATTTGGTGACGACCAAGTCAAGCTCCTCGAACAGACAATGGGGCCTTACGCAAGCGCAGGGCAGTTGCAGCAGAGGCCGGAGCCAATTGGCGGTGGCATAATCAAGCGTGAGTGGTGGGGCCTGTGGAGCGATGAAAAATACCCACCGATGGACTACGTGCTGGCCAGCTTGGACACGGCGTATACTGCCAAGCAGGAGAACGACCCTTCGGCCATGACCATCTGGGGGGTGTTCAGCAAGAGCGCCGCTAGTAAAGCCAGTCATTACGTGTCGCGGTCGGGCAAGATGCAAGACGCGCTGGAGATGCTAGACGCGTTCGACGAGGGCATCCAGATCAAAACTATGTCGGATGCCTTGAACGGCGGCGATAGCCCTGCTGCCATGTTGATGTATGCGTGGCAAGACCACATGGAGTTTCCAGACCTTATTAATCAGGTCATTAAGTTGTGTAAGCAGTTTAAGGTGGACATGCTGCTGGTGGAAAACAAGGCGGCCGGTATCACGCTTGGGCAGGAGATCCGCAGGTCGTTTGCGTCGGAAAACTTTGGATTGATTCTCGAAGATCCGAAGAACCTGGACAAAGTGGCGCGGCTATACGCAGTGCAGCACATTTTTTCCGAGGGGATGGTGTACGCGCCCGACCGGGTGTATACTGAGATGGTTATAAACCAAGTGTCAGTGTTCCCGAAAGGCAAACATGACGACTTGGTGGACACCGTGTCCCAGGCAATAAAATTTCTGCGCGACCGTGGCATGTTGTCCAGGTCCACAGAATGGATGGAACAGGTGAATGAAGCTTACACTCTTCACACAGATGACGCCCGCCCAATTTATGAGGTGTAAGCCATGGCTGGTCTAGCCCCCGATTTCCGGCACCTTCGGTTGGACGGTTCACTAGAGACCCCGGACCCGGCGCCCGGTGTCACGGTAGAATTTTCGGATGACAACGATGAGGATACTCCCATCCTCGACGGTGGGGACAATATTATTCGCATCGAGCATGGGGACGGCTCGGTAACGGTGTCGCTGGACGGTAGGCCGATCGGTGATAAAAAGCATGAGACAAAGGGCGGCTGGTTCGGAAACTTAGTGGACCAGATCGACGACAGTTCGTTGGGGCAGATTGCGGATTCGCTCCTGCGCGGCGTGGATGATGATAAATCCTCTAGAAAGTCGTGGGAGGAGAACCGGGCCGCTGGCATTAGGCTGCTGGGCATTAGCTTGGAGCTACCGGGGTTTAATGGGTCCACGGCGGACACGTCGCCGGTGGAAGGCATCAGTAGAATCAGGCACCCGTTGCTACTGGAGGCTGTGCTAAGGTTCCAAGCTAATGCTCGGTCGGAACTGCTGCCCACCGATGGGCCGATGAAGATCCGCCAGGATGCCACCAAGGGAACGACAAACGGGGACGTGACTGCAAACTACCTGCAGAAGGACATGAACCACTTCCTGACTTCGGTGGCCACGGAGTACTACCCCGACACCGATCGGATGTTTTTCATGTTGGGATTTGGGGGGACGTCGTTCAAGAAGGTTTATTATTGCCCGCTGCGCAACCGACCAGTAAGTGAATCGGTAGATGCCAACGACCTGATCGTCAACAACGCTGCGACGGATCTTGCCAATGCCCGGCGCATTACGCACCGTAGCTATGTCAAGCCGTCCACTATTCGTCGGCTGCAGTTAATGGGTGTATACAGGGACGTGTCCCTACCCACCCCTTCGTATACCAGCAACGACGCGGTGAAGCAGGAAGAGAACGCGCAGCAGGGCATCAGCGACCAGTCGATGAACCCTGACGACAATAACTATGAACTGTACGAGATCTACTGCGAACTGGACGTACCCGGCTTTGAGCACAAAATGGACGGGCAGGTAACGGGACTGGAACTGCCCTATGCCGTTACCATCGACACCACGTCGCGCCAAGTTCTATCCATTCGCAGGAACTGGGACGAACACGACGAGCTGATGATGGCCCGCGCCTACTTCGTGAAGTATTCATTCGTACCGGCCATGGGCTTCTACGATGTGGGGCTGCTGCATATTTTGGGCAATTCTACTGCGGCGGTCACTGCGGCGTGGCGAGAGATGCTTGATGCTGGCATGTATTCGAGTTTTCCAGGGTTCCTGGTATCGGACATTGGGTCGAGGCAGAATACGAATGTGTTTAGGGTGCCACCGGGTGGCAGCGCCCAGATCAAGACCGGTGGCATGCCAATCAACCAGGCCGTGATGCCGTTGCCTTACAAGGAACCGTCACAGGCGCTGTTTCTTTTGGCCTCCGAAATAGCCCAGACGGGCGCACGGGTAGGTGGCACGGCTGAGGCCCAGGTGGGCGAAGGCAAAGAAGAGGCCCCAGTCGGGACTACCCTTGCCCTGATTGAACAGGCCACTAAGGTCATCAACGCTGTTCATAAGCGCATGCATATGGCCCAGTGCCAAGAGTTCGCTCTATTGCTTCGTACGTTTCGCGAGCACCCGCAGAGCTTCTGGAAACACAATAAGCGCCCGGCGTTCAAGTGGGACGAAGACACGTTCTTGCAGGCGCTCGACGATTCGGATCTGGTGCCGCAGTCGGACCCGAACACGTCGAGCCAGACCCAACGGCTTATGAAGATTGTGGCTCTGAAACAACTACAGTCTCAGTCCCCGACCCTGTATGACCCGATCAAAGTGGATAAGCTGGCCTTGACAGCCATTGGGTTTACGGATTTTGATTCGCTCATGGCTTCGCCTGAAGCCCAGGCCAAGGCGCCGCCCGAACTGGAAGCGATGCAGGCCAAGATGAAGAACGAGGCCATTGAAGCCCAGGCCAAGATGCTCGAAGCCCAGACCGGGATGGAAAAGGTTAAGGCAGAGGCTAACAAGCCGCCCAGTGGCCTGTCGCCGCCCGAGATGAATCTGAAAGTCAAGCAGTTGCACATGCAGGAAAAGCAAGACAATTTCCAGCAGCAGCGGGCTGCAATAGAAGATCAGAACCGGGACAAGGACAGGCAGGCGGACCTGTTGATTCAGTCAATGCGTTTACAAAGCGAAGAGGCGAGGGAAGCGGAGCAACGCGGCCACGAAAAGGGGCTACACCACACAGATGTTGCAGTGGACCTCATAAAGCATGCCTCGGATCTGGCGAATAGTAGCTCGACTACAGGAGAGCAGAAATGACATACGATGCCAAGTCGCTTCGTGAACGCATGAAGGCCAAAGCCCACGAACGCTGCGAGACTGACCCTCACAAGAAAGTTGACGCGTCTGACTGGACCGATTCCAGGCCGTTCGAGGGTGGAGAGCAGACAGGTGCCGCCCCGGTTACCAAGCGGAAATTTAAGGCCGGGGGCGCGGTGGAGGGCGAGCGCGCCGAGCACCATGCCGGCCGAAAGCCCAGAGCTAAGGGCGGCTGGATTCAGAAGGCGATCAAGCATCCGGGCGCCCTACATGAAGAGCTTCATGTAAAGAAGGGCGAGAAGATCCCGGAGAAGAGGCTTGTCAAGGCTGAGCACAGTTCCAACCCTAAGTTGGCCAAGCGCGCAAAATTTGCTGAGGAATTGAAGGGGTTTAATCGGGCCAAGGGTGGCAAGGCCGAACGCAATTCCGACGAGAAAGAAGATGAAGCGCTCATCAAGAAGATGGTTGATCCGAAGTCCATTCGCAAGGGCTACCGGTTCGGCCAGGACGTCGCCCCGTTTGGTGTGCACATGTTTGCCAAGGGCGGCGAAGTTAACGCCACCGACGACATCGACGACCGGTACCGTGGCAAGCATTTGGGTGAGACTTGGGCCAAGGAAGGCCGCAAGGAATACGAACGGGCGTCGGAGCTGCGTGACAAAGCGGCCAAGACGCCCATTGGCCACGGTAAGCTGTACGTGGAGAAGATGCAGAAGGACGCGGCCAACCAGTCGAAGAACCTGTATCAGGCGTCCCGTACCACGCGCGGCGTTACCCACGCGGTAGAGAAGAACCCGAAGAACGAAGCTTATGCCCGTGGTGGTTCCCCCTCGGTCAAAGAACTCGGCGAAGCGTTCAAGGGCAGCGACAATTTCAAGAACGCTCGCGGCGCCAACGGGGATAAGCGCACCAACAAGGACCTAATGGGCTCAATGCGGGCGGACCGGGAACACATGGAGCGGTTGGTTCGCAGGGAACACGAGAAGGCCGACAAGGGGGCTATCGCCGAATTCGGCGAAGCGTTCAAGAACAGTGATAATTTCAAGGCTATTAGGTCAGCTAAAGACGCTGAGAAACAAGCCAAAGTTGCTGGCGGCGCCAGCAACGAGCGGGAAGAACGCCAAAAGAGCCGTAAGGAACGAAACGAAGTCATGGAGAAACACGCTGAGGAACAGCGTAAATACACGGGTGGTCCCAAGCTGTCGGAATCCGACAACGAGATGATCGACAGCGCCAATCGCTACAAACTTGACAATACCCGTGGGCGCCATGAGGCTCATCTCCGTGGCGACACGGTTAGGGCTGATGGCGGCCGAGCGGGCCACGGGCTGGGCTGTAACTGCAAGGATTGCTACGGCGGCCGAGCGATGAGAGCCCGTGGTGGTCTCATCGACAAGAAGGGCAACATCAAGGCTGCTGTGAACGGCCCCCACGACAAGCACACGGCGCCCAGGTCCGTTAAGACATTCTCCGAGGAGCCTGATCGTTCCAATTACGCCAAGGGTGGCAAGGCTTCGGGCAAAGGCAAGATGCAGGTTAACATTGTCATTGCATCTCCCGACAAGGGCCAACCCCCGATGATGCCGCCTGCAGGTCCCTCGGGGCCGGCTGGTCTGCCTCCGGGCATGTCGCCGGGCGCCGTCGCCCCGCATCCAATGATGCCACCGTCTGGTGGCGCCCCCCCGATTCCAGGGCAAATGCCGATGGGAAGGGGTTGATCTTCATGGGGGCTCCTAGGTAAACCCATGGATGAGCGGGCCAGCTGTCCTCCCTCCGGCTGGCCTGCTCTGCTTCACTTGAGGGCAGGGCTGTATGTATGTTAACGATGAGGGATGTCGTTCTGGCCAGACTTGAGAAGATTATCAAGGAAAGGATGGAAGACCTTACCGAGATAGTCATGTTCGGCCACGTGGATAGTTACGAAGCTTACAGGGACGCTAGGGGAGAGGCCCGAGGTCTCAATAACAGCCTGATGTACATTCAGCAGGCTGTAGAGGAAGTCACGAAGGAGGATAAGTGATGTTGATGAAGGGTGCCTTGGGAGACAAGGTCACGTTGTGCGACGCAGTTGGCGATATCAGTGGTATCACTCTGTTCAATGGCCAAGTGTTATGCGCGATCTATATTCGCCCTGAAAAGACCGCGAGCGGAATCTATCTGTCTGACCAGACTCGCAAGGAGGACGAGTTCCAGGGGAAGGTGGGGCTTATTCTCAAGAAAGGTCCGAGCGCTTTCGTTGACTCGCGTGGGGAGTATTTTACTCAGGGTGGCTGCGACGAGCTTGATTGGGTGTTGTTCAGGGCTTCGGATGGGTGGCCGCTGAAGGTGAACGGGGTTCTGTGCCGTTTGTTGGATGATGTTCACATCCGTGCAACCCTTGACAGACCCGACCGGGTGTGGTAAAAATGGAGGCTACCATGGCAGACAATTTGGACGACAACACAATCCCCCCAGACGACCTAGTTGTTGTAGGTGATTCTGGCGTTGTCGCGGAGATTACTCCTGAAGACGGCATTTCTGATCTCAAGAAGAAGATGGAGAGCGAAAAGCAGGCTCGCTACGAAGCCGAGCAGGCTCGCTCCAATGCCGAAAAATCCCACCAGCAAGTCCTCGTCAGTAATCACCAACTTCAAGTAAATAACCTGAAGTCCCGGTACGACCTTGCGGACAGCAACATCCGGGCTATCAAAGATTCTCAGGTCAGTTTGAAGTCCCAGTATGCCACTGCGCTGGCTACCGGGGACTACGAAAAGGCCGCTGAAGTCCAGCTGTCCATGTCTGACAATTCGGCTAAGGCTCTCGCGTTCGAACAGAACGCTGCCCAAATCAAGAATGAAATTGATCGGGTGTCCAAGGCGCCCCCCCAGAAT